ACTAGCAAATCAGTTTCGTTTACGGAAGAAGGCGATATTGACGTGCGTGTTGAGAATTCATCTCGTGTTCGTTCATGGGTTCTTGCAAAACAACACTATGTGGTTGGCGGATTGGACAAAGAAATGAATAATGACACCCCCTCAGAAGATAGCCTTGAGTCCGGTTGGAAAACTTTCCTTGAACAAGGAGGCTGGAACGGCAAAGGGGGCTCCCGTCCTGATAACGATACCAGGAAGAAAGGCTCCGAGAAAGAGAAATGAAAATTACTCTTGAACGAATGCGTCAAATTATAACCGAGGAAGTTATCAAAGAGGAAGTATCGCCCGAAGATGCTACACGCACTATTGTTGCATTATTGCAGGGAACCGAATCAAAAGTAACCGCCGAAATTATGGGCGCCGTGTATGATGATATGTATGATCCCGACGCCGGCGAACTTGAGCCCGAGCCAGAAGAAGATTTGCCTACAGAATATCAAGCCGGCGGCGCTTATGGAGATCGACCGGTGATTGAACCTTTTTCTAAAAGAACTACGTCGGATATTAAGGAGATCATCCAAGAAGAACTCAGAGCTGTTTTAATGGAATATATAGCCGGTAACGAAGAGGCCCAAGCAACATTAAACAACCTCCCTGAGCCGCTGAAAAGAAAGCTTAATGTGTTGAGAAAATTGATGGGCCTTGATGACGCCGCCTACGATAAACTTTTGGCAAATCGACCAAGATTATTACAAGTCTTACAAGCTCTCCAGGACGAAATCAAATATACTGGTCACGCCGCAACAAAAGAAATTGCTGAATCCACAGTATTAGATATTGAAATAATAAATGATTAATGAGCTTTCAACTAGACAAGAAACAAAAAGTAAAAGAGATACTTAAGTGTGGAAAAGATCCCTCCTACTTTCTTAACACCTACGCAAGAATATCGCACCCATTACATGGACTTATTCTTTTTAACACTTTCGACTTCCAAGATGACCTTCTTGTCGATTTTAATGATTACCGTTTTAACGTTATTCTAAAGGCTCGCCAGCTTGGAATATCAACGATTACCGCAGGCTATATCGTTTGGATGATGCTTTTTCATCGCGATAAGGCTATTCTTGTCATGGCAACTAAGTTTGCGACAGCCGGAAACCTTGTAAAGAAAGTTAAAGGAATTATGCGCCAAGTACCCTCATGGCTTCAGATTGCAACGATTAGTGTAGATAACCGCACATCTTTCGAGCTTTCCAACGGATCGTCGATTAAGGCTGCTTCTACTTCCGGCGATGCCGGCCGCTCGGAAGCTTTGTCTCTTTTGGTTCTTGACGAGGCCGCTCACATTGAAAACCTTGAAGAACTATGGACAGGTTTGTATCCCACGCTATCGACAGGTGGGCGATGTATTGCGCTTTCCACACCAAATGGCGTTGGTAATTGGTTTCATAAAACTTGCACGGATTCAGAATCCGGCGTAAATAACTTTAACTTAACAACCCTTCAATGGGATGTGCATCCCGAAAGAGACGAAGAGTGGTATAAAAAAGAAACGAAGAATATGTCAAAGAGACAGATTGCGCAAGAGCTTCAATGTAATTTCAACACATCTGGTGAAACTGTTATTGATCCAGACTGTATGACATGGATGATTTCTACCGTTAAGGATCCTAAACATCGCACAGGCTTTGATAGAAACTTTTGGATTTGGGAAGAATTTGATCCCACCTGTAATTATTTAATGGTGGCGGATGTTTCACGTGGCGACGGCGCCGATTTCTCCACATTTCATATCGTTAAACTTGAAACGTTAGAAATAATCGGCGAATATCAAGGCAAGCCAACAATCGATATGTTTGCTAATATGCTAAACAGCGTCGGCAGAGAATTTGGCGGCTGCATGCTTGTGGTCGAGAATAACAATATAGGATATTCAGTTTTAGATAAACTTATCAATGATTATCAATATCCCAATGTTTACCATTCGATAAAATCAACCCATGAATACGTTGAACAACATCAGGCCGAAGTTAGAAATTCAGCTGTTCCCGGTTTCACGACCTCATCAAAGACAAGACCTCTCATAGTGGCCAAATTAGAGGAGTTTATCAGAAACAAACTAATTACCATATATTCTTCTCGTACAATTAACGAAATGAAAACTTTTATTTGGAGGAACGGTAAACCACAAGCAATGAAAGGTTATAATGATGACTTGATCATGGCGCTAGCTATAACATGCTGGGTAAGAGATACAGCACTACAAGTAAATGCGCGAGATTTAAACTACCAAAAAGCTTTCATTAATGCTATTATTACCACTAAAACTACAATGAACACACGCATTCCAGGTCAAGAAGGGTACAAAAAAAATGATATTTTTGATAAAATGAATGAAGCAGAAAAATTATACAATCAATATAAATGGATTATTAAGTGAGAAAATAAATGGCGCCAAGAAATCAAAATAAACAAGGCAGAAACCCGGCGAATAAACAATCTGAATTATTTAAAAGATTAACCAGATTATTTTCTGGTCCGATTATAAATTACAGATCCCAATCTGGTCGAAGAATTCGAAGACAACACTTAGATAAGTTTTCTTCAAGATTTAAATCTGCTTCTGGGCAACAGTTTAAAAAGTCTCTTTATAATCCTCTTGATACAATTGCTGCAAATGCAATAGGCAACCAAAGAAGATCTGAACGTTATGTTGATTTCGATCAAATGGAATACATGCCAGAGATTGCATCCACTATGGATATTTATGCGGACGAGATGACTACCTATTCTCAACTTCGTCCTATGATTAACATTGACTGCCCTAATGAAGAGATTAGAGCAGTGCTTGGTATTTTATATGAACAGATTTTAAATGTACAATATAATCTTTTTGGTTGGGCTCGCACCATGTGTAAATATGGAGATTTTTTTCTGTACTTGGATCTTGATGAAAAATTTGGTGTTCAGTCTGCGATTTCTTTACCAATTCAAGAAATTGAAAGACTTGAGGGGATGGACTCAACTAATCCAAATTATATTCAATATCAATGGAATACCGCTGGTATGACTTTTGAAAATTGGCAAATTTCACATTTTCGTATTTTAGGAAATGATAAGTATGCACCTTATGGAACTTCTATTTTAGAGCCCGCGCGCCGCATTTGGCGCCAGCTAGTGCTTATGGAAGACGCAATGATGGCTTACCGTGTTATTCGTTCATCTGAACGCAGAGTTTTTAAGATTGATGTTGGCGCCGTACCTCCCAACGAAGTTGAACAGTATATGGAAAAGATCGTAACTCAACTGAAGCGACACTCCATAGTCGATCCAACGTCAGGCCGGGTTGATTTAAGATATAATCCAATGTCTATCGAAGAAGATTACTTTATCCCGGTACGTCCTGGATCTGTTACCGATATCCAGAACCTTACTGGTGGCACCAACACTACCGCTATTGACGATATCAAATACCTTCGCGACAAACTTTTTTCCGCATTAAAAATTCCTCAAGCATATCTTGCAATGGGTGAGGGAGCCGCAGAAGACAAGACAACGTTAGCACAAAAAGATATTCGGTTTGCAAGAACAATTCAAAGACTTCAGCGAGTTATCGTTTCTGAGTTAGAAAAAATTGGTATTATTCATCTTTATACCCTTGGCTTTAGAGGAGATGATTTGTTGGCGTTCAGCTTATCGTTAAATAACCCATCTAAAATCGCCGAACTTCAAGAACTTGAACATTGGAAGTCTAAATTTGACATAGCAGCATCGGCCACAGAAGGCTATTTCTCTCGTCGTTGGGTTGCGGAGAAAATCTTTGGCATGTCGCACGAACAATTTATTCGCAATCAGCGCGAAATGTATTATGATCGCAAGCATGACGCATCGCTACAGGCAGTGGCAGAAGCTGCAGCTGCAATGGAGGGCGGCGGCCTTGGAGGCGGTCTTGGAGGCGAGTTTGGTGAAGAAATGGGCGGAGAACTAGGTGGCGAGTTTGGTGAAGAACTAGGGGGCCCAGAAGAAATGCCCGCCGGCGCCGCCGGCCCAGCCATGCCGGGCGAAGAACCCGCCGACGCGCCAGCGGAGGGAGAACTTTTAGCAGTACCACCGGGCTCAAGAAATTCCCGTAGGCTTGGACCTGAACCAAGAGTTCATGGCGGACCCAAGAGTCATAGTGGAAAAGTTTATCAACCAGCTGGAAAAAGAGATGGCAGAAAGAAACAATTTAGAAGATCTATGACTAAACAATATGCAGCCAAGAAGGCCGGAAGATCCCCAACAAACCTTGCACCGGGCCTTGGAGATCTACAAACGCTGTATAAACCCCCAGGCTCAAGAGGTATTTATGAACAAGACGAGTCTATTTATAATTTGATAGAACAAGAAGAAGAGAATAAAATATTTCAAGCTAACAGGACTGTTAAGCCTCTTAAAGAAGATTTAGACAGAATAGATAAATTATTAGTGGAGAAAAAT